TTGGACCTGTTGGACCTGTTGGACCTGTTGGACCTGTTGGACCTGTTGGACCTGTTGGACCTGTTGGACCTGTTGGACCTGTTGGACCTGTTGGACCTGCTGGACCAGTGGCAACAGTAAACTCCCCAGTGCTATTAACAATCTGAGTTCCGTTTACCCATATACCCTCTGATACATCAATGCCTCCAAAATGTGTTGTTCCCATTGTTGTACATTCTAAAATTATCTTAATATAACGCCTTATGGCTTACCTCTGGATTATAGTACCAGGTCTAAAAGATAAGACTGGTTGGTTACGCCAACCACTCGATTAAGTAGAGCCTTAATAGCTTCAAAGGAACTAGCTGGAGTATGCTGAACCGTCTCCTTTACTTCCCCAAACACCTCTCCAATCTCTCCAACCGTAAGCTGCCCTAAAGGACATCTTCCAGTAAGCGATTTCGTTCTTTGCTCCAACTGCCTCTTCTAATCTCTTTACAGCTGGTTTTCTTCTCCAACCCCAGTTAACCTGGTGGTCTTGTGAAGATAGTAAGAACCATGCTGTGTCAGAACCACCAGCAGCTGCACCAAGGTAATCCCAAACGACTACTTTGAGCATTCCGCCAGTATATTCTCTTAGATTATAAACGTTAGCATCGTTGTCTGCTGTTCCACTTCTGTTAGAAGACTTTGTTATTTCCAAAGCCTCTTTCTCCAATGCAGGAGGTACCAAAAGTACATTAGGAACTACTGAAATAAGGTTTCCCCTATCGTCAAGTTGATTCCTCATAGCGAGTATTGCTGTCTCCAAGTTTGCCTCGGTTAAAGTAATACCTGTTGCACTAGCATTTGACTGTGCTGTTCCACCATCTGCTCTAGTATGTCCTACTGAGAAGAGTGGCTTTGCGTCTCCGTATGATGTATACGAAGTACTAAATCCATTGTTAAATACATCTGCTCCTAAACTTTCCGCTTTTCTAACAAGTGCCCTTGAAGCATACTTTGCTTTCTCGACTGCTCCAGATAGGTCGTCCTCTAGTAACTCGTAAGAGATTCCTAAAAGTTCCCCATATTTAGCTGCAGTTAGGGTTGTGTCGTAGGTATGCATTATTGCATCCTCTCCGAACTCCTCAGCTTCTGAGACTAGAGGAATACTTCCTAATCCAGCGTATCCAGCAAATTCCTCACTGATAGTTCTCATCTCGACGGGTTTGAAGATTTTCATCAACTTCTCGTCAAGCATGGAGTACTCGTCAGCTAAGACTGCTTTAATCCCTGGGTCGACTAACTTTGCATTAGCGGCTATTGTTGCAGGTGTTGATACTGCTATATTTGCCATTTTTCTAATTCACTAAAATAAAAATATATAAACTACTATGCTGCTGCTTGCTCAGAAATCTGTCTCTCTGCTACATAGAACAAACCAATGCTTGTGTCACTGTCGTAGCCAAAACCTTGTGGGTTGTAAGCTAAACATTGTAACTGTGCCTTGGTTGTACTTAAACTGTTTGAGTCGACTAACATAGCACCTGTTCCACCAGTAAAGTCACCCCACTCACCAACGTGAGTTGCGGCAAAGGTTTCTCCAACATTGTCGTTGTCCATTAAAACAACCATGTTTGGTGTTATGTCTACTAATACTCCTGTGCTTGTAGCTGTTGCAGCCTCTTTCGAGACTCCTAAGATAGAACTTCCTGCGGTTGCTACTACTACTTCTCCAGTTGAACCATCAAACATCACGAAGTCATTAGCAGCAAATGTTCCTGCTGCATTAAACTCCATGTGTACTCTATCCTGTCCAGAAAGAGATTTAATAACTCTTGCTCCGTACATGATATTAAAATCATTAAATTATATATAGAAGATTACTCTCCTAAATTGTTTGCAAATTCTTCTTCTGATATGCCAAAAAGTCTTGCCGCCTCTCTTTGTTCAGGGGTTAATTCTACTCTACCTGCAGATTTAGCAGCTCCACCTGAAGCAGCTCCCTCTACTGGGGATGCACCTTGTGCTTGTGCCAAGCCCTGCAATTTTCCCTCCTCAACTAATTGACTTGGGTTCATTATGACCTTATAGCCATACTCAAAAGCCTCTTCCTGAGAAACATTAGCCTCAGCCATTCTTTTAGCAGCCGCTGCTCCAATAGCACTTCGGTTTGCTCGAATAACTTGAGGGTCTCCCTCTTTGAGGTCAGGGTGCCTTTCTTCGAAATCTACGAAGAATTGCTCCCTTTTCTTTTGTTCTTCTTGCATCTTGGCTTGAGCCCATTTGATTGCAGGGTCTTGGTATATACCGTCAGCCTTAGGCTGGGGTGTTACGTCTAACTGCTGCAAAACAGACTCATCAAGCAGTCCTTGCTCGACCAGCTTCTTGTTTGCCATCTTCATAAACTCAGGGTCATTGGCTGCTGCACTATCGAGTGCTTCTAGCAACTTCTTCGCCTGGGCTAATTCGTTCCTTTCGTTCTCCAATGCTTTAATCTTTTCTGCCATGCTGCGCTTGTCATTCTCCCATGTTGAAGCAGGTGAATCAGGCTGCTCCTCATCAGATGTACTTTCTTTAGCGTCCACCTCACTGATAGATGGGGCTACGGTCTCTGGTTCTTCAACGTCCTGTGGTTCTGTGGCAACTTCTTCCACTTCCTGAACAGGGGCTGTAGTCTCTTCGACCACTTTTTTCTCTTCGTCCATTATTACTACTATAAAAATTTATTTATTACTTCTTTCTTTTAAAGAGCTATACATTATGTTATTTTATCTCGTCATCATTGTCAACTTGGGCCCCACGAGCTCGAAGCTCTTCTTTTGCCCGATTTACACTGTCCAAAATATAATCTATTCCTATGTTTATTCCCTTGAATAGATTTATATTCTCAACACTACTAGCATTTAATATGTCTTCCTTGTACCTTAAATACTTCTCTCTGTCTGAAAGTGCTTGTAGCAATTTATAAGTTTCTCCCTTTCCAAAAGCTACTAACTCCTCTAATTGCTCTCCACTTAACTCCTGTATTGCCGTCTTTGAGACTGGCATAGTAATTTTTCTCATACTACTTATTACTAAACTTAAATACCTGTTTCTGCCATTGGTGGCCTACCTTGTTCTGGCATTTGTGGCTCCATACCCCCCTGTTGGTTTCCTGCCGCTGGCATTGGTGGTTGTCCACTTCCTGCTGGAGTTAACCCTGGTGGCATTGGAACCTGTGGTGCCTGTGGTGGTGCTGGTGGTTGTGCTTGTTCTACTGTACTCTGAACCTCCATAGTCTTTGGCTTATCATCTTCCATTAAGTGGGTTGCAAATATATTCGCTATGTTATCCAACTCTTGTAATTTCTGTCCTTCTGGTATCTGGGATAGGTACGGCAATAATTCTGGGCCCAATTGCTCTAATTGCTTCTCAAGTTCTATTTTCTGTCCATTTATTATTCTCATTTGCTCAACATGAACCTTTTTATGCATTTCTGGTTCTCCTGCTATTCCTGGTACTGGCTCTCCCATAAGCATTTTCTTTCCCTGCAATTCTGCTCTCTCGGCTGATATGTCTTCGTCCTCGTCTAACACTGCCATCATTTCCTTTGGAATACCGTTTGTTTCCATGTACCACTCTAACATCTTTGGTCCGTCTACCCACGGTGTTGGGTGCATCATAGTCGCCTGTTGATTTTGTGGGTCTACCATGAATGGTGCTAGCTGTGCTAGTGAAGCCTGACTCTTTTGCATTTCAATAGCCTTACTTTGTACTTCAACACTTTCAGAACTAATCTCAACCTCCCAGTCCCCATTTATATCAAAGAAGTCTGGTTTGATTTCTAAGTAAGTATACTTTCCTCTCTTGTCTTGAACTTCTAATGTCTTTGGATTTACCTCTATATCGAGTAGCCTTATCTGTTTATTTTTAGCGGTTTTTCCAGCAGCCTCAACTCTAGGAACTGTATAAAACTGACTCATGAGTGAAATACACTGCTTAGCGGCTATGTTAAGTGGCTCTGTCCAAGTGTCCATTAGTGACGTTATATACGTGTCCATCTGCTCTTTAGTGAGCATACTTGTTGTTGCTGATACATACTTTTGATTAACTCCCATTTGAATTGGGTCAATTTGAGTAGCCAAAACAGCGTCCCTGTTAAGTGCGTCAATTCCCCTAAACATATCAAAGTTCATAGTCTGGTACTCTAGTGGCATTACATCGTCTTGGTTGTTAACAGGAACCATTAGTCCTGGTTCTGCAGTTTGATACGCCTTACTAAACTCTCCATAAATGGTCTTTTTAACCTTGATAATAGGATTGGCTGTTATATGTAGTCTGTCATAGACCAGGTTTTTCAAGATTTCCTCCTCCGATTGGATATTCATGAGTTTATCAGTAATACCCA